CCAAAACTTGTAGGCGTAATTGTTGCAGTTCCGGCACCTTTGTTTGTAAAAATTTTATATTCTCCAGTTGTTGTTCCATCTGGAAGTCCTACTGCAAGAGCTGTACCTTTGTTACAAATGATATATGTTGCAGATTGAGATGCATTACCATCTGCGCTAATCTCAACAGCTTCTAAAGCTAGTTTGCTAACTTCAACCGAGCCAGTACCTTTAGAGTTCAGATTAAGATTAACGTTTGTATCGCCACCCGATGCATTAATCTGAGGATTATTAGAAGTTGCAGCGTTAATAACTGTTACTTCATTAACTGCTGATGCTGTAGCAGTAAACTTAATAAGTTCATTACTGTTAGTATCATTGATTGCAGTTGTAACTTTTGGAGTAGAAAGCGATGGACTAGTCAGAGTTTTATTTGTAAGAGTCTGAGTAGCTGTATCAACTACAATAATGCCACTGGCATTTGGAATCTGTACTTGTCTATCGGCTGTAGGGTTAACTGCAGTCAACCGAGTTTCATGCGCGTCTGTAAGAGCACCTTCGAAAACAATTGCACTATCTTCAAATGATACCTGAGAAGATAACACATCGCTATCTCCACCAATTCTTTGATAAATTTCTACAAAATTCTCATTAATTTTTGACCCGGCAGATCGTAATGTATCTCCGGTTCCATCATTTGCTGTTGTGCCAATTGCGATGTTTTGTCTAGTCATCATTCCACTCTTTAGTTTATGTTATTTATATCGTCGAGTCGCTAGTATAGCGTGTAAACATGTCATTATCCATAGTTTCTAGCGTCAAAGACATATCTGGTCCTGATGAATCAGGAGATGCACTATCATCCAGTGTAAAGGAATTAGCGCTCAACAGTGTTGCAATAGTAGGATAGAAGTTTGATAGTTCACCGGCATTCATACCCGAAGTAGTATATAGAGAAACAATTTGGTTTACACCGACTCTGAAAGCTTGCGTTGTTGTATCAGAATCGATAAGGGCTGTAAGTTCAGTAGTTTGACCAAATGGAGACAATATAAATTCAGATGATATAATAAATCCTCCACCAGTGTCAGAGTCTATCAATCCAGTAGCATCAATAGATAAAATAGCTTCTTCAATTGATGCTACCTGTCCAGCAAAATAAAATCCGGCAGGGTGTACAAACTTTTTATACAGCGATTCGTAGTCTTGAGTTGATATACCAACTTTAAGCAAGATAGAAAAGATTTGATATAGTTCATTGTCTTGAATAAATTTTTGAGAATCAAATCCAGTCTGTGATTCTCCTACAATAAAGATCTGATCTTTTGGATATTCTACAGTAACTACTTCATTAAAGAAACCTCTAAAAAATCCTTCAATTGATACGAGTGTACCTTTTGATCTATAGAACGATGCAAGAAGCATGGCCATAAGTCTAGGATTTTGAAAAAACGTAGAAGCTTGTAATCCATTTCCAATTTCTTTAATTAGCTCATCTAGATATTCAATATCAGTTTCTGCGATATCTCTAACATGGTGCAAATCTTTAATTGCTCTAGAGAAAGCCTGACTACCATCACTATCCAAGAACTCGTAGTATTTGTCAAGCAAAGAAAGAAGCTGAGGATTTTCTTGTTCATAAAACGAAGGTACAACTTCACCTACTTTAGATGTAGTAAGTGTTACGTCACGTCTATTTTTATCTTTTACCGTATGGCTCATGAGCTCAATGTGTCAGCTGTGTTTTGATAGTCAATCGTAGCAATAGCAGAAGATAATTCGTTTATCTTCATGATATAGTTACGCAGAGGCTTGATTGTCGATTGATTTGCTGGTACAGCAGCAACTTTAATATTATCTCCGTTATATCCTGAAATTTGAATTCCAACGATTGATACTTTTCCTTGACTAGGTATATATGAACCTACGTTATCTTTTACAACTTCACCGGTAGATAGATTAACCAATTCTAATTTAGTATCTGACAGTTTATTTCTAAAGAAAACGAGAGATCCATCGGCATCAAGAAATGCTGAAGAAGTTACACTATGAACAACATCATCTGCAGCGGCAATCTTTATTGGAAAGTCGACTGCTACATCTGAAAGAATATTTAAAGTCGGAGTAATTCTTTGTTCAATTTTAATATCTATTGACGAGTTAAGAATAGCTGGTGATAGATCATCAATTTTTGCTAGTAGTTGAGATCTTCTAAGAGTTGCACCAAATCTATTTAAATCACTGGCAAAGAAGTCATTAATTAGTTTTTGCACAGCAAACTGAGTTGTTTCAAGCGTGTCACCTGTCAAATCCGGATCAAAGTTAAACGACGTAGTCGTTTGAATAAATGATTCGAGTGGATCTGCAAACACGGTATCGATAGATACAACCGCTAAGTTATCAGATAGCTGAGTCTTAATAGAGTTCTTTACTTGAGTTTGTACAGATGCTGCTACACCGTCTTTGAACTTAAGAGCAACAAAAACATTTCCATAGATAGGAGGAACATTATCATTACCTCCCCATGAAATAACGTCTTCAACAGTAGATGAATGTCTTTGAAGAATAATAGCTTTATAGTCTTCGGCCGTGATCAGTCTTTGTTGTGTAGCAAAAGCAATCGGCGCGTTAGATTTTATAGAAGTAACAGATTCTTTCTCGTTTCCACCACCAGAATTTGATACGGTTGTAGAAGTAATGTTAAAGTCGGTGCCACCAACACTTATTTGGTTGTCTGATACAAACACTGTTCCGTTATTAGCGACGGCGCCTTTTGCAGAAAGATATTGAATTACGATCTTACTTCCTGCGGCAGGTGATTTACCAAGCACGTTTCCATCGCTAAATGTAATTTCATAAAATCCGTTTGGCACTTCTCTAACAATAAACACAGTAGAGTTATCATTAATTCTAACTGAATTTTGAATATCTGTATAAGTATCGAACGATGATGAAGTAACACTATCAAATACTTTTACATTAATCGTAGAAGTATCAATTGTTTCGTCTGGTATGATATAAATTTGTTCTANNGTTCATCAGCTACATCACCGACAATAAATGTTTTTGTTTTTAGAGTACCTTCTTTTAGAGTAATATCTTTGCTACCTGCAGCATCTGCAAATGTAAAAGTACCGGATCCATTGTTTGTTCCAATATACTTTTCCAATGTCATGAATGTATATGATACATCGTCAATACTAGAACTAAAGGTGCTATACTGTGGTAGTGTGATTGCGCTCACTGAAGTATTTGTTGTTGTGACTGAAAGGTTTACTACAGCCGCTGCAGAAGTTTTTGATCTAGGATAATATCCAAGAGATTCTGCGTGAGAAACTACAGATGATCTAAGCTGCGCTGAATTGAGAAAGGATTCATTCAATCCAACGTTTGCAATCAATCCATTGAGGTGTGTATTGTAAGCTAAAACATCGAGGATATTGGACAATCCGCTCGCTTCAAAATTATAATCAGCAAATTCTGATTGTGCTTTTAAGTATGTTTTTAAATTGTTTTTGATCTGATCAAAGTCAAGATCAGATGATTGAATAAGTGTCATTATCTCAACCTCGCGAGTGATACAGAAAGTTCAATAACTTCTTCCGTGTTTATTACTTGGAACCTAACGTAAACTCTTACACTGTTTTGGTCAGGAAGAAGATTAACTTTGATTCCTAATACGATTGCTCGTGGCTCTTCGTTGTTAATGGCAGTAGCAATTCTATCTTTTATTTCTAATTCATCGAAATCTTCTGACAAAGAAAAAAGAAAACGATTTAGATCTCCTCCAAAGTACGGTGCAAATGGCTTTTCGCCATGATTCGTTAGAAGTAGATTTTTTACAGCCTGCTTAACTGCAGCCCCATCAGTTTTCTTAAAGATGTCTCCACTAGGCTTATTCACAAAAGACAGATCTATATCACTATACGCTCGACTTCTCGAGGTAATGATAGGTCTAACCGATAGATTACCATCTTCTTGTGAAAATACTCTTGCCATGTTTCTATTTATACCACTTCGAGGTAGAATGCATTCATTGCTTGTCTACCCGCATCTGTTGTTGTTAATGTTTGAGTGTTTAATAGAGCTGCATCATTGTAGATCTTATATCCATATTTAGGATCGCCGATCGAACCAGGGCTATTCTCTACAGTAATATCTGTTCCAGTCAATACAGGATTCTGGCCAGTATATCTTCCACCCAATCCAATCACAAGAGCTGATACAGGAATTACGCTTGTCTTATCCATAGTTCTACTAAATGCACCAGATGATGAGAAGTAGTTACCATTCTTAATATAGAATTGACTGATTGGTTTGTCTGGTCTAAACACTGCTATACAACCAGAGATGTAACCAATTGCGTTAGATGTAAGAGTCATATTGAAACCGACTTCATCTTCATTCAGAATTTTTACCCATGACGATCCATTGATATAACCAAAAAGTTTAGCATCTTCTAGTTGGCTAGTACCTACTGCAAGTGTCCAACTTGCAGGATCATTTATTTCGTAGTTTGTATTTTCTGCTGATTGAGCATTTGCGTCAAACCAACCCCACAATACTGCGATGTCTCCAGCCTGAGCGGTTGAAGGAATTTGAATCTGTCTAGTCTGACCTGTACTACTCGGCATTTCAACAAACGAACTTGCAACATGAGTAAGAGATGTTACTGAAGTATGATCTGTAGCAACTTCCATCACTCTTAAGTTAGAAGAAGGCACGGCATCATAACCACTACTGCCACCGTTAGAAAAAGTGCGAGAACGATTTAAATATACTGTCTCACCACTTAAAGAAGCCATTTTAAGATAGTAAGTAACTGTATCGGTAGTGTTTGGTCTATCTACGATAAAATTAGTCAAATTAGTTAACTGGTAATCATTTGTCGATGCAGTATCATCATAAGGAATAACTGTAGCAGTAGATCGAGGTCTTCCATTAAATTCATTACCAGTTCCAATAGTAGTGTGTGTACCTGCATTTGCTGTATGAGTGCCGACAGCTCGCACAAGATATAATTTAGCTTGGTAATGACTTTGTCCTAAAAATACACTAAAATCAATATAGATTTCGCTATCGGCATATTTTGGTGTAATCGTGACTGAAAGACCTGTGCTTGCAGAATTGTTTGTACCAGATGCAGCTGCGTATGCTGCGACACCGCCAGTTGAACTATGCTTGACTTGAACTACAGAACCAGGTGAATCCAATTTACCTATGGTCAAATCTCGTGTAGTTGTATTACCATTACGCAATACACGATCAAGGGTCATGTCACTATCAAGATCACGGAAGTTCTCGTCAAGCTCCGCGTATGTTAGTGCACTTCCTTTAGTAGTTCTTTTTGTAATTGTCATAGATATACTCCAACAAAACTTTTTAAATTATCATCGGGGTTGTCGGCAAAGTAACCTCGTTCTGAATATGCAAACAAGTCTTCTTCGGCTTCCGTCAAAGGTTCAAGAAACACGTAGCATTTGTTAATCAAGATCTGCTTCTGATCTGAATCCGATTCAGCCGCAATCTGGCCAAGTAGTGTTTTATAGTCTGGTTTTGCCATGTTATCCTGCTATTACGTTACCTGATCCGCTGGATGATGCATTACCGGGCCATGAGCCGTGGCCACCAGTGCCATCGCCAATCCTGTGCACACCACGACCATTTACAATCACTTTACTTGATCCTCCAGTTGCGGGGTCTCCACACCCAGTAGCATCTCCAATTCGTACAGTGTTTGCACCATTTGTTATTACATTGCTCGATCCACTCGCATAAGAAGTCTTATGAAATGGATTAGGCGAAGGACTTGCATGTCCTATGTGGCTATCTGTTCCGACTCTTGATACACCCGGCATTAAGTTCCTCTTGATCCTACAGGTTTGCATTCATATTCTAAAGTATCCCAATTGCCGTCTGGAGGTATAGCTACATATGCAGTCAGCATATCTCTACACTCCGCTTCTTTTTCAAACCACTGTACGTCTTGTTCCACACAAGTGCTTCCCAGGCAAGCGGTCAGTAATATATGCCAAATTATTTCCATTAGTTTAACAAAATCTTTCCTGATGTTGTGGTTGTTTGATCGCCAGTAACCGAAGTTGTCTGACCATCATTATAAGTTTCTGTTACTGATCCTGTTACAGTTTCAGTTACATTGCCTTTGACAGTTAAGTTCAAATTGCCATCAACTGTTATTTCCATATCGCCTGTAACATATAGCTTATCGTTACCGGTTACAGTTCTAAATCCATTCTTATGATGTGTTACAACATCTCCGTTTGGATGCATTTCGAGAAACGTGCCGGACTTATGATAGATATGAATTCTTTCATAGCCAGTTATATTTCCTTCTCCATCACTATCATGTGAATCATCTATTTCAATTACATGTCCACGCTGTGTTTCATGTACCTGATTCATAGGGTATATTGTATTGTACGGAGAGTCTGGCTCGTCAAACGGCTTGCCGTCTGCTACCTTTGTAGGTTGAGTGCCGGCTGATTTTTTTCTTTCAACTAAAGTATTTGTACCACGTGTAAGTTGATTCGTAGATCTACCTCCGGGTGATTCTTCTTCATACTTTGGCATACTTCCTAGTACAAGAGGAAGCTGTGAATTCTTTCCATCTAAAAATACACCAAAGACTCGAGCATTTACTTGGATTCCAGTGTGTATTCCTAAACCATTTGTTCCACCTTCTGTTACTGGTAGTACTGTCTGTGCAAAAGGTAATTGCTCGTCTAGTATTTCGGTGCCGTGTACACCCATAATCCTAACTTTAATACGACCAAGCTCAATAGGATCCTTTACGCTTACTACCGTTCCTACGAACCAGCGTGTTTCATCTCCATAAAAATCTTGATAACGACTAGGAATCATCTCTTATAGTTACCTATCTTAACGCATGTAAGTGCGAGGTCGTATGTTTCTTTTTTAAACATGTGTCTGGTAGAATAAATCAAATAGTCTCCTGATTTCTTAGCGTCAATCTGGTTTTCACCTTTACCCGGCTCTGGATTCGAGACGAGAAACTCAACTCTTAAATTATTTCCAATCGTTGCATGAGAAGTACCATCAATAAAATCGACACCATCTACAATAATAGTTAGTGGATTCTTTTTTAAAGCGTTATCCATAGCTCTGGAAATAATATCTAATTTGTATTCAGCAGTATTTCTTGTTTCACCAAAGCTCAGCTTGAATTCTGTATCTTCATCAGTTTCTCTGTATGCACCAGATCCTCTTAACTGTGATATAGTTCTCGTGCTATGTTTATTAAATGATTTATTGTCATGCGCATACTTTTCTGAGAAAGCATAGTTAGCTTGATTTTGCGACATAATTCCGGCTGACACTAAAGGTTTATAAAGATCTTTGACAATATCAAAGTGAAATGATTTTTGTTTGTCAGTGATAGTTTCAACATATTCATATCTTGATCCAATCAAACCCTTTTGAATAACTGTAAATAAGTTTTCCATATTATTTGAAAAATTGTGGCTTTTAATTGATCTTCTTCTCACATCAGGTTTTACAGATTTTGTAGCTTGAGATGAATACTTATACGTCATTTCCGTGTTAATTACTGGAGATGATAGTATTGCTCCAAGATCTCGATACTGAATCTTATTTCCTACAAGAGTCGAGTATACGTAAAAAGGATAGCCATCATTTGTTGTAGTTCTATTAGCAATCCATTTCAATGCTTGTGCAGGATTAAGATTAGGTATGATGACATCCATTGTTTGCTTGTCGGTACTGCCATGAGCTAATTCTCTATCCAAAAAATTAGACGCAATCTTTTCAGCAATCTTAGAAGATTTTCCGCTATAGTGCCTGTTGATGTTGACAAGATTTGAAATATAACCAATGTCTTCAATTAAATGAAATGCTACCGTCTGAATATTATCTCCAGATTTTTCAGTATTTAGTACTTTACTAATATAGAAATTTTTAGTAATAGGCACTGTGTCATCTTGCATACTGTGTACTGTAATAGTTATTCTTTCTGCGCCAAGAATATCTATTTGTTCTAGTACATACTCATTATCCATGAATAGAATTTGTGCTGTAAGATATGGCTTGTCCAGATGCTCAAATATATCTACATCTGTTACATTCTCTCGTAGTTCAACATCTTCAGTAAGTCTTTCAGATTGAAGAAGAACAGAAACAAGAACGTAAGATGAAGCGTCTGGACTATTGGTTGTTTTCATTAGCTTCTAATGGCCTCTTTAAATGCCTGTGCAACTTCAATAATTGACTTGTTATCGATAACTCTTATCTGTCGCATTTCTTCGTTTTTAATTAGTAATCTATCTAGCCATGTAATTTCTGTCAGCTGTGCACCCGGTCCTACTTCAGGATCAATATCTACGTATTGCTTATTGACGTCTTCATAATGATGAGCAGAATTATATTGAGGTGCAATACTCAGCAAAGTTATATTTTCTGTTATACCTTCATCATTTGTTGAAGTGACTGTTTCACCAGCTAGAAATGTTCCTGAAATATTTTTAATCCAGACTTGTCCAAGTTGCAAATCTCTATGCTCGATAAGTGCACTAGCACCGGAAGTTAGTCCATGTACTTCTCTACCAATCTTAAATTTATCAGACAATCTTGTACGAGTTGTCATGATTGTGCTTGTATAGTCATGTTTAGCTTTATCGTCGACTCTACTATTTGATAAGGGCCATCCACATTCACGTAACGAAGGATTCATTAAGAAAAATGTCCAATGGAAATTAGTTGATTCATATAGTTTAAATGAAACTTGGTCTGGTCTCTCACCACTTTGAATATAATAGTCTTCATATAAACCGACAGCATCTCGAACCTGATCAACTGCATCAGAGTATAGCGCGATATTCTCAAACGCATCAGCGTTTTCTTCATTTCCAAATGTGTATAGTACTCTAGGAAAATCTTTAAAGTATGTCATATGAAGTCATTGCCTCCTCTATTAGTTTGTCCTGTCGAAGAAGACGGAGCATTCTCAAAATTGTAGAATGAATCATTACCTTCATTGACCACGTCATATCTGCTGAGAGGCTTGTATTCTGTAAACGTAAGAGTAAGGTCTATTTCAGTAGGTGAACCATCCGGGTGTAGCACCGCGCTTGTTGGATTATACGTCGTTGACACAGTTTTAAGATAACATAACTTTATGGGAGTGCCAATATTGCGGAACATACCTTCTACTTCTGATAGTAGTCGAACCTTAAACATGTTAGGATAATCGAAAGCTATTGAATACGGTTGACCGTATGGCATTTCAACTGGATAAGCATGAAATCTAAAAAACTTGACAATACGAGCAACTTCTCTTGATTCTTGTGGTGATTTAGGAAGGAACTTAAAAGTAAAGTTAAATTCTCGTACGGAGACACCATTAAACTGTGTACGAATATTAGGATTCATTGTAACTCTTGCTGTAATAGCAATAGCTGACTTTATTGCATCCGGTATAAGAGGAATAGCTTGTGATCCTCTTACTGCTGCGACACGGCTAACTGCACCAGTTTTAAATAAGTCAAAGACAGATTGTGCACCAGACTTTAAGCTTTCCATAACTGAGCCAGCGATTGAACCACCACTATTCATTGCAGCAGCCGCAGCCGCTCCTCCTAATCCAAGCGAGGCAGATGCGTAATCAAAGCCATCATTTACTTGAAAGGATAGTGGCAAGTATAGATCTGCCTTCTCTCCAGCAATTTCATTTACTTTTAAGCTAGACGGTGATGCGCCTATTCCGCTAAAGCTTTTGTTTGTTTGCTCCGATCCATCTTCCGCTACAGTGTTTGCAGTCTTGACACGAATAGTAACTTCGGGTGGAATAACTTTAATTGCTTGAAAAGTAATTCTGGATTTGTACTGATCGCTTTTCTCAATTGGATATTTGTAGGGCCCGAATGCTGAGCTTTTTTGTGGTGCCGCCATTTTGTTTTCCTATAGATAATAAAAACAGTTTGAACTATTTATAACATAAAATGGCATATTCTGGACGTTATCAAGTACTGAACCCTAAGAAGTATAGGGGTGATCACAGTAATGTAATATATCGATCTTTATGGGAGAGAGATACATTCAAATGGTGTGATTTGAATCCAAAGATCAAGCATTGGTCTTCGGAAGAAACCGTCGTGCCTTATTTTTATGATGTCGATAAGAAGTACCATAGATATTTTGTAGACATCAAAATAACTTTTACAGACGGTAGAACTATTCTAGTTGAAATAAAACCAGAAAAAGAAACAACACCGCCTGCAGGTCAGAAAAGAACTAAAAGATATATTAACGAGGCTTTAACCTATGTAAAAAATATGAATAAATGGGAAGCAGCAAACGAATTTGCAAAGGATCGTGGCTGGGAGTTTCAAATATGGACGGAGAAAACATTATATGAAATGGGTATAATGACCAAGCCTATGAAGAAAGTACCCGGAAAGCTAAAACCTTTGCGACCTTACAGACGTAAAAAACCTAAGAAATAGTTATAAATAGTCTCATGGCAGGCGAAAGTTTATTTAGAGAATTAGAGATAGAAGCATTCCGCGCTGGGATTACTCCGCGGACTTCAAAGTCTATTGCATGGTTTAGAGAAAAAGCTAGACAAATGTTCCGCGGCAGAGTTGTCCGTAACAGATTAGAGATAATGCAAGATGATGCATTAGACTTAGTTAAAAGACCGGTGACCCGCACCCGCGGGCCCGTGGGCGAAATGTATATGTTCTTCTACGATCCAAAGCATAAAAAGACTCTACCATATTATGATGGTTTCCCTTTGATCATTATGCTTGGTCCAGCTAAAGGTGGATTTATGGGAGTCAATCTTCACTATCTTCCTCCTGCACTACGAGCAAAAATGCTTGATGTTGTGTTAGGTAATGGCGGCAAGATTCCACAAAGATTCTTAGCTCCTGCTATGAAACATTATTTGTTTAAGCACGTTAAAAGCCGGTTTGCTCTGGTAGAAAAACCAGAATGGGAGATCGCTACATTCCTTCCAACCGCAGACTGGAATAAGGCGAGTGCAAGTAAGGTTTACAAAGAGTCTAGAAGGAAAATGAGAGCGTCATGACATCATCAGTAGATCAACTTAAAAGCACCATTGCACAAAAAGGTGGTATGGCTCGACCGAATAACTTTGTCGTAGAGCTTCCTCCATTAGCAGGAATGTCTGGTCGAGAAATGAATGTCCTTTGCAGAACAGCACAGCTTCCTGCAAAACAAATCTTGACACATGATAGACGTATTGGCATGGAATTTGAAAAGATCGCTTACGGCTATGCGGTCGATGATGTATCATTGAGCTTTATGGTAATGAATGACTATGGTGTCAGGAATTACTTTGATGAGTGGCGAAACCTTATTATGGATGAAGATGCTCATACTGTTAACTATAAATCAGAATATCAAAAAAGAGTTGTAATTCATCAGCTAGCAAATACCATTCCATCTTTATTTGCATCGGCTTCAATTAATGTAGGTCCTATATCAGCAGGCATATCGGCCGGTATTGGCATACCTCTAGGTGGAAGATTAGATATATCAACAACGGTTTACACCGTAGAATTAATTAACGCATTTCCTACAACAGTAGGAGAGATTTCATTCAATAACGATCAGGATAGTTTTATTGAAATGACAGTGGCTTTCTCGTACACGAACTGGAAAACTTTACCAGCTGGACAGAAACAAATAACATTTACATTATAGGAGTAATGATGGCACTACCTAAACTAAATAGCGCACCAAAATACGAGTTGAATATTCCTTCAACTGGTTCGCCGGTGAGATACAGACCCTTCCTTGTAAAGGAAGAAAAGAATTTGATGATCGCCAGCGAAAGCGGTGATCCAAAGAATATTTTTAGAGCTTTGATTGATACGATCGGAGCATGTGTAGAAAGTGATTTAGATACACGTAAGCTAACATCCTTTGATGTAGAATATATGTTTCTACAAATGAGAGCAAAAAGCGTAGGTGAATCAACTAAGGTTGGATTGAAATGCACTGAGTGTGGTACAGCTAACGAGCAAATCATTAATCTAGATGAGATTACTGTAGCAGTACCAGAAGTTGAAACACTAATTCAATTGACCGATGCTATTAGTCTTGAAGTTAGTTATCCAACATTCAATAGTATTATTGAATCAGGTATCAATGAAGGAAATCAAGAAGCAAATACAGAGCAAGCATTTTCTTTGATTCGAAGTTGTTTGCGTACGATTATTACTGAAGAAGAAAGAATTAATCTATCCGAAGTAACTAAAGAAGAAGTGCAAGATTTTCTTGATTCCATGAGCTCAGCACAGTTTGAAAAAATCAAAGCATTCGTTGATGGAATTCCTAAGCTTGAACATGACGTAGACTTTACATGTAAAAACTGTGGCCACGAAAATAAATTGACTATTGAAGGGATAGCAAATTTTTTATCCTAGCTCTATCTCACGAAGCGCTTGAAAATTATTATCAAATGAACTTTAGCTTAATGACCCATTGGAGTTGGAGTTTGACTGAGATAGAGGAAATGATACCATGGGAAAGAGAGATCTATATTTCGTTATTGATTAATCACTTGAAAGAAGAAAAGCAGAGACAAGACCACCAGCAAAGGTAGTAACATGGCAGACAAAAGTTTATATGACGTATGTGAAACGTTAAAAGCTAACAGCGATAGAAACACTGCGCTGTTAACTACGCTCAATGCATCTGTACTAAAGCTGAATAATATGATGGGAAGTTTTCTTGACATCATGGCACAGCAACGGATGGATATGCTTGAAGCTATGCGAGAAGATAAAGGCACAAAAGATGCCGCTGCAGCTGGTGCGGCCGGTGCTGGAAAGCCGGGTGGAAGTAATATTGCAATGATTCTTGCTGGTATCGCTGCGATTGCTTCTGGATTTCTTGATGGCATCAGAGATTCTATTAAAGCTTTGGCTAAATTAGCACGGTTAGATAAAGTATTTGATGCTATTAAAGCTTCTCTTAGAACTCTTGGCAATGGAATGAAAGCGAGGTTTGCAGCTTTTGGTGCAAATGCTATTAAGATAATAGATGATCTAATCCAACCACTGAGGACATTCTTTACTGCAGATGGTGGTGGAGGAAGATTTGTCAAAGGTCTTCGTGATACATTTAAGTTGACATTTACCGGTGCCGCTAAAATCTTTGACGATCTAATTCAGCCATTCAAAACATTAATGTCCGGTGAAGGTGTAGTTGGCCAACGTATTACAAAGTTATTCAATGGCATCATTGATATTTTTAAGTTTCCATTTGAAGGTGTTATTGATAATGTTGTTAAACCATTCAGAGCTGTGTTTGCCGCAAGCGAAGGACCGAGTATATTAAGTAGAATCATAGGTGCTATTACTCGTCCATTTACTGCTGCAATTGATTTTGTCCAAGCGTTAATTAAACCGATTCAAACTTTCTTTTCATCCGAAGGACCAATCGCAAGAGCGTTCGGTGTTATTAAACAAGCATTTTCTATTTTTAACGAAGGCTCTGCACTTATGAAAGGCTTAGCTGGTATTGGTCGAGTGATTGGTCGTTTATTCTTCCCTATCACATTAATTATGACAGCCTACGATACTATCAAAGGTGCACTAGCTGGATTTGAAGATGACGGTATTCTCGGTGCTATTCAGGGTGCAATCACTGGTCTACTCAATTCTGTTATAGGCATGCCACTCGACTTATTGAAAGACGTAATTGGCTGGATCATTGGCAAGTTTGGTCTTGATAATGCAAAAGAAGCATTAGCTTCATTTAGCTTTAGCGACCTGATAGCTAAACTAATTGACGGATTCTTTGATGGATTGAAGATGGTGATTAACGGAATCATTGAAGCGATCGCTGTAGTGGTTGCGGCTCTACCTCTTGTACCAGATAGTGTTGGTGATAAGATTCGAGGATTGAAGTTTGATACAAATGTTCAAGAAAAGAAAGCACTTGACAAAGAGATTCAAGAATCGCAAGCAGAAGAAAAGAGATTAGGCAACGCTGCAGATAGAGCTGATACTAATTTACTTAAGAGCCAAAGAGCTTACGATCAAGGGAATATGTTTATTGTCGATGAAAACGGCAATAGACGTAGAATGACTGAAGCCGAAGCTTCAGCTTCAATGAATCGTAAAAGAGATAGAGCTGATCTTGCAAATCAAAATTACATGGATGCTGCAAATCGTACAGACGATTTAGAGAGACAAAGAGCTGCGCTTGACGGACCGGGTAGTGGTACTAATGTGGTTGACGCATCAACTACAAACAACAACCAAAGCAGTAGTACACAACCTGTCATGACAACTACACCAAACGGGTTTGATCCTGAAGATCCTATGCTGGCCGGCGCATAAAGAAAAGGGAGCCGAAGCTCCCTAATCCCCGACTACCGAAGTAGTCTTCTCCTTTGTTGTTATGCCAGCCTTTTGCTCGAGGCTTACTCTGCAACTAGGACCACACGGTGGCTGGCTTACCTAATTCAGAATGAAAATTTAGCAGAGCCGAGATATACATTATCGGTTGCAATACTATATATTAGTCTTCGTTCGCTAAGCGAGCAAAGTAAGACATAGTATCATCATCTTCCGTTTGCGGAATAGTTTCCGCTGTTGGCATTGGAGCCGGTGCTGCAGGCTCATGCATTTGAGCTTCTTGCTTCATAGTTGGCGCACCAATAGAAGCTTCCTCACCAAGAACACGACCTAGCTTTGCTTTAAGATCATCGTAAGTCTTGTAGTTCTTTGGATCAGTAAACTCGCTAAGATCATGCAATTGATTATAGACTGCTTCTAGCTTTGTTTCATCAGACTCATATAGAGCAGATGCACTAGCAAACTCAGACTTATCATAGTTACGATAACCTTCTACATTGCGAATCTTTAGTTTGAAGTCAGCACCTTCCCAAAAATCAAATGGATTTACTGGATCTTCATCTTGGAATGATGGTTGCATCACGTCCATGATTTTATCGAAGATCTTCTTACCAAACTTATAGAGGAATACTTTACCTTCATTATGCGGTGCACTTGGATCTTGCACAACAAGTACGTTAGTTACGTAGTGCAGTCTACGCTTTTGAGTACGGGCTTTCTCTTTATCCGACTCGATGCCAGAATTCCACAACCGGGAGTTGAGTTCTCCAACTGGATCAGGTTGACCAATAGAAGTAAGGCTGTTTTCGATATACCACAAACCAGTTGGTCCTTTGAATCCATGATCCCAATATCTGACCCATGGTAGTTCTTGGCCTTCTGAAGCTGGCAAGAATCGAAGTACTGCATACCCATTCCCTGCTTTGTCGACTGTTGGCTTCCAAACACGATCATCTGCATATGACTTTTTCTCGCCACCTCCGGTGGATTCTGCGGCTTGAATAAGTTTTGAGATTTGATCGCGATTGCTTTTTAGATTTTGAAATGACATAGTATTGTCCTTATATTTGTATGTTACTGTAATATTATACAACATTCATGCGTTGTTGTACACATTTATTTATACTCTTAATCAGCAAAAGCGCTGTCCAAAGTATTACCCTTTGGCAAATAGTTTAAGGCCATTGCCTCTGCCTCGATCTTGGCCTTAATGATTGGTGATATAAACTTCTTCACATCTTCAGGCTCAATTTCATTTTTAGTACATACATGGAGTACTGCTTCCATATATGGTATCTTTAGTTCTACTACAGTCGATTCAATCAACTTAGTAAATTTTGATTTAGTTAAAAACTTATCTTCAATCGTCATTTGCTTTCCACTCTCAATAATACCGTATCTTCATTGATCCGGCCATTTGGTGTAGCCGGCTTGGTCTTAATATCATCTAGAAGTTTAGTCAACTGTCGTGGTGTGCATTTAGCAACTGTTGGCAGTATATCTAATGGCTTCCGTAACGTGAGTGTACGAGATACTTCTTTATCGAAGTTCTTAATAGTGGTACCACTCACGATAAACCCTTTAGGATCAAATGTTACATATTCAGTAAGTCTACGGTACTTCGTATTGAAGATATACAATTTAGTCTTACCAATAATCTGTGCAGGTTGCAGAGATACAATCTTGAAGTCATTATCTTCTTTCTTGTATTTAATCTTTGAAACCTGCTTGTCAATAGATGGAGTCTTAGCCACCTTGACTTTACGTTGAGCTTTAGCTGCGGACTTGATACGATCGCAATCAGCTAGCATAGCTTGGCATTCTTTGATGCGGCGGTTGAGTTCAGGTCGCTTCAAATGTGAATAACCCTCGACGGCTTGTTCACAGCGCTTGTGGTAAGCGTCTTCATAATCTAGCAACCATCCCTCAACCACCTGACGAACAGGTATCGTGGCAGAACCACTCAACCCATGTTTACGGAATAAACCATAAACATCAATAGAGGCTTTATCACCATCAATCCACATATCTTCAAGATCAAGGAGATCTTGCATGATAGTGTTATTGATCTTACGTTGCAGACGTTGCTGAGGAGAGAGACTGACAACTTTATCGCTGTCATGCTTCGCCTGCAACTTCTCATAATGTAAAGCTTTCCCTGGTTCAACCAGTTCAGCCAGCCTCTTCATCGTTGCATTTTTCCAATACAACGATCTCTCAGTTTCTTCTAATCCACTGTTACACCAGAACGCAGCTCCGGCGCTGTAGTAGCTTGGAAGAAACTTGTATTCAGGATTGCAAAGAATAAACTTTGCGTCGCCTTTGCTAAATTGGTTTTTAACAAAAGTCTTTATTTGGTCAATCGCTTCTTTACGACTGACCTCATTCTGAAAATAGATCTGTACTGACTCTAAGCCTTTTTCAATTGGTGCAGCATTTACACCAACGCGGCGAGATGCACGTACAGTTTTCTTTTTAGTTCTCTTAGGTATCGCCATGATGTCTCTCCTCATCAATAATAATAGTGGGTCTTTCTTGTGAAGGCACCCTATAATTTCCTACCAGCGTCTTAATTTTTATGTCGTTTACTGGCTTAACCACGTTTAGACTCGTTCGACAATCTTTCATTATATCTATTCTACCACAGTTTTCAGCAAATGTACACCATTAAATGCATTTTTTTCAAAAAAAGTTGGTGCCCCCAGCGAGACTCGAACTCGCACGCCATAATCGGCCACGGATTTTAAGTCCGTTATGTCTACCATTCCATCACAGGGGCTTGGCCTCTGCGGGAGGACTCGAACCCCCGACCCACAGCTTAGAAGGCTGTTGCTCTAATCCAGCTGAGCTACGCAGAGAAATGTAAATAGGTTGAAAGAAAATACTTAGGCTTATCTCCGACTAAACCAGTATGAGGGAACATCCACATTGGAGGGAATATGACCATAGTGCCTGTCTCAGCTTTTATTTTCTTGCCGAAGAACCTAGTTCCACCACTGTCATTTAAGTAGACGAAAGCAGATAGATATCGTCTTGATGTGGCTTTGCCATATGCATCAATGTGTTCTTTAAAATAACCATCAACAGGATATTTCTTGACTCTTAGTTGCTCAAGCTCTTGTACAGGAGGCAGATACTTTTGATCTCTGCTTTCCAACCACCTACGATATTGATTGAAATGATTAAGGAAGATCTGCACGGCATTCATTGTAGGCAAATTATTATTAAGCAACGTGTGTTGATCAAACTTCATTACGTCAGTATCGTAGCTTTTAGTTTCATTAGCCTCGTAAATGTCTATTAGACTTTGGCAATGTTCTTCACTAAATGCATGCTTATAAACTTTAACTAGATTACTGAGTTCCATCTTTCCACTCATAGAAAATGTGGTTGCCGATACGAGCTGTTTCCTGCTTATGATCTGCCCAACCGGGAGTTACATAATCTGCGTGATACCAGAGAGCATCACCAACCTTATTCTCAACTCTACCAAAGTATGTACCAAAGGCTGCGAGACGAGCCATGTCCCAAGCTTCAACATCTACTTCTGGTACGTTATCTGACTTACCATCGCAATACCAGCTAAACTGGCAACGATGACGTACAGGATAATCGATTGTCTTATCCTTCCAAGATGGACGAGTTGGTCCTTGATATACTACATCACAAACACGGTCAGGATAATACTCTGACTCAACACGATTGATAACAACTTGAGATACTGCAATCATTCCTTCCATATCTTGATTTCGTGCTTCCCAATAGGCGTTCAATGCCAGACAAAACATAGCTTCTGCAAGCATTTAGTTTCTCCTCATTTGTGCGTATTCTTTTGGATCGCTTCCTCTACCGACTGGTACGGTGTTTGACTTGTGCATCGTTGCGAGTCCGGTGATGTAGTCGCCTGAGTATTCCTGAGCTCTACGCTTTCCTGCGATGGGTACGATGCGGTCCGACGTCGGGATTGACGAACAGCTGCTTGAATAGTTCGGAATACTCGCGCCACTTGATTTATCCTGCTTCTTGAGTTGATCGGGATGTACACCCATTTTACGTAGCCACTTATCGTGCTTAGCTTGTGATGCTGCGTGGCCAGGGTTTTTATTAGTACGACGCTTTCTAGTATTTATAGAGGACATACCTCGAACAAGGTGCATAGTCATGATTAATTCCAATCATTATCATAAGCGTTAGAAGCGCGGACACGGTCACCGTAATGCTCATCGAGATACTTAGGAGCATCTTGGTAGTGATTGTGATTTTCGTCCATCTTATCGATAGCGTCATCGAACTTTTTACGTTCTGGCTTGTCAACCTCATCGACGTATTTACGAACACGAGCAGCACTGGCAGCTAGGCGTGCACGGCGTGCTTTGACCTTAGCAAATCTTTCAGCAGACTCGCGGATAGCAGCCATACGTTCTTCGTATGTAGAATTTTTAGTGATAACAATATTAGTCATAATGAACTCCTCTTTCCATTTTATAGATCTATTCTACCACAGATTTCCGATAATGTAAAGGAAAAAATGCACTTTTTTATTTAATTAAAACAATAGCTTACGTTTTTTTTTGAGAACCCACGGCGCTACATGGAAAAGAGGAAAGAGGAGGAGCGCCGTGGGTTCAACTGTTAACCCCAGTCTTTGAAGTCGCCGGCTTCTTCGTTATCATTGAAGCCTTTTGTATATGCAACTATCTCTTCAGGAGTCATGTCTTCGAGTTCAGTTCTGGTTCCTTTGCCAGTACCAAAAGCATAATAGTGTGGATTGAATGGACGACGGTAATAAGAGTCTGCACCACCACGATCATAGGGTGAGCCATTGACTGTTGACATTTCGTTTGTTCCATCATAAGAAACACCAGTAGGGGCAAATAAATTTAACATTAGGCTAATACCTCCGTGATTGAAAATTTTACAACATTGTCATCTTTCCAAAGATCATGCATTACTTTTGATAATCCTTTACGAGTGTGGCGAATAGTTTCCCACATATCGTTATTTTCTAAAGTAACTTCGATCTTAAAATGTTTGATAGTCTTTTCCATAATATAAACTCCTCTTTCAAAAGAATGGCATTCTATGTCAGGATAAGGTGCCAATCCTATCCTGCCTCCGATACACCACGACTATAGGCCTATTCCTCTACCCTTCCCTCGGTAACGGGGTGGGGGCCAGTCATCTCAACTTCGCTATGTCATTTCTTTGTTCCTTTTCCATTTTATAGATCTATTATACCATAGTTTTTTTCAATTGTAAACAAAAAAATGCACTAAAAAATAGTGCATTTTCAATAGGTTACGTTTTTTTTGAAATTAAAATCTTCCTAGGAATCTTGCAATATGGTGTACAAAAGGCAGTAGAGACAAAGCCATGAGTAGATTAACACCAGTATGAGCCATTGCTATTCGAAGAGTATCTCCTTTTGGCATGCCATCAGATACTAAAAGACCGGCTAACCAAATGGTGCCGGT